ACGGGATCAATGATGACCCGGTCGATGGCCGACCACGCAGATTGCAGCCATTCCCATACGGCTTGCGCGGCAGCCTGCATGCCTGCCCACGCGAACGACCAGACGTCTTGGAAAAACGTGGTTTGCGTGGCAAGGTAAATGATCAGGCCGATAAGCGCGCCGACCGCGACGATGATAATCCCGATCGGGTTTGCGGCCATGACCACATTCAAGATAGCTTGGATTGCCGCCCACGCCTTGAGCGCACCGACGATCAGCAGGATCGTCCCGACCGCACCACCGATTTCGGCAGCCAACGGCATGATGACGTCCTGGTTGCGTTGCATAAAATCCGCGGTTTGCTGCAACCACGGTCCCATCTGTGTGGCCAGCACATCAACAAAACTGGACACGTACGGCAGTAGGCGCTCGCCGACCGACGCGGCCAGCATCTCGGCTTGACGCTGCACAGACGTCCACGACGTGGCCACGTTCCCATTCAGCGTCGAGCCTAGATCCTCGGCTTCCTGGGAGACATCACCTAGACTGTTCGCTGTCGAATCCAACGACGCGAGGAACGCGGGGATCTCCGTCGCGTTAAGGTCCTCGAGGGGCGTCCCGAACAGTGCGATTGCGGCTTGCTGTTGGGCTAGCGGGTCACCGATCGACGACAACCCGGATACGATCTGGTCGAACGCCGATGCCGCCGCGTCGCCACCTTGCGCGAACTGGCCCTGCAACGCCTCAAAGTCAAGGCCCATCGCGGCGAACTGTTCCCCTAGATCCTCCGGGGAAGACGTCGCCATGATGATGGTGAATTCCTTGAGCGCGTCACCGGTCTTGTCAATACCGAATGCGCCGTCTTGTGCGGCTGCCGTTAGCAGACCGAACGCCTCTTCGCCTTGCAGGCCGATCGTGCGCATGAACGGCCCATACTCGTCAACCGCGTCAACCAGGTCCTCGCGGACCGCCGCCGGGACCCGCTGCATCGCGGCCGTCAACAGGTCCGCCGCGTGCGCACCGTCCGTCGCGAGACCAGTCGTGACCATCTGCCCCGCAACCTGCGCGGCCCTGGTGACGTCGATCTCCATCGCCGTCGACAGGTCCAACATCTGCGCGGTCATCGCCTCGAGGTCGGCAGCCGAAGCGTCCGCCATACCCGAGATCGACGTGACGACAGCGTTCGTTGCGGCGTGCACCTCCTCGAGGCTGCCGCCGTACGCGTCGGCGTACAGGCGGCCCGCGACCTCACCGGCCGTCGCTGCAACCGCGGCATCGGGCAGCTGCGCGGCGAACTTGTCCGCGATCCGCTCATGTTCTACAGCGGTCATCAGGGACCCGGCGAGCGCCGCACCGGCCGCGAGACCGGCGCCACCCAGAGCAGGCGCTAGGGACTCGCCCCACCGGCCGATCTGGTCGGTGCCGCCCTTGAGGTCATCCGCCAGATCCGACACGTCAGCGCGTAGGTGCGCGACCAGCGTCCCTAGATCCACGGTGTCACCTCCGCTCCGTGTGCCATCGCCTTGATCATCTTATCGCGGTCGGCCGGAGGTATCAGGCGCCATAGCGTGCGGGACCTGGTCGTCATGAGGCCTGCGATCCGGGTCCGCAACCATCCCCAGGACCGCCCGTACTCGATCTCTGGTGAGTCGACATCGATCCCGTAGATCTGGTGCAGGTCGGCCGCGACCGTCGACCAGTTCGCGGCCACCCACCCAACCGTCAGGCCCCCGGCGTTGCCCGCTTCGCCGGGGTGCCAGACGCGGCGCCACTGCCCGTTCGGGAGCGGGCCGCGCCCGTACCAGCCGTCACCGATCGCGACCCACCCGTACGCCTCCGGGTCGCCCGATTCGCCGGGGGTGCTGCTTTTCCCGACCACGCGGCTTCCGCTGCGTCCCGGCCGTACAGGTGCCACACCAGCAGCGTGCTCATGACCCGCATCCGCCTGTCGCCCAACAGGCCGTGCTCATCCAACGTGGCCATGCCACCCGGACCGAGCAACGCGCGCTCGAGGTGATGCCCGTCATCCTCCGTGAGGCTCGACAGGTCAACGGTCCCCGCGGCGCTCATTGACCGCTGCAAGTGGAGCAGGATCTTGCCTGCGCGGGCATCGATCCGCGCAGGAAACGCGACCTCGAGGCCAGCCGACAACGGAAGGATCTTCGGTTCCTCTCCCTCCGCAGGCAGGATCTCGTCAAGCGGCTGGAACGGCATCAGGCGCTCGCCGGGTGCGGGCTGATCGCCGTCCGGGCCCCACGGCCACGGAACACGATCTGGACACGCCGCACACCCGCTTCGGCGGACTCCTGCTCTTCCCAGGACACCGCTGCCTCGCCCTGCCACGACTCGCCCAACGGGGCGCCGGACCCGTTCGCTTCGTACCAGCGGACCGCGACGACGGCGTTGCGACCGTACTTGAGTGCCTGCGCTCGCACGTACTCCTGCCCGATGTCGTAGGCGTCCGGGTCGGCTGCCTGCGCGGCGCGGCGCACAGTCACGGTGAGAACCCACTGATCGGCAACCTTGATCTCGGAGTTGGCCCCGCCACCGGCGGTGTCAGAGTCGTCCGTGAAAACCGGGTTCGACTTCGGGTCGAATTCGACGATCCCGCCGAGACCAACCCATGTCGCGGCACCGGAAGGTGTCGTGTTGACGTCGAGGTACCAGTCGCGGACCAGCATCGACCCGCCGAGAACGGGCTTTGCGGTAACGGCCATGTGTGTGTCTCCTATCGCCTGTAGGTGGTCGGCCGGTAGCACAGCAACCGGAAATTGATCACATAATCCCACCGGCCGGAGTCGTCCCGGCCCATCGCGCCCCCCGACGCCTGCTCAAGCGTCAAGATCCGCACCCCGGACGGCAACGTCACCGGGTACCGACCCAGCAGGACACCAGCGATCGAGTCCGCGAGATCCTGCCCCGGCCGCGGGTCGGCCGACGACCGGCACCGCACCTGTAGCCGCGCCTCCGACTCCGCCTGCCCGGGCTCGAGCTCGACTCCGTCGTAGGACGCGATAGCCGCGGCGAGCGACGGCGCAGTCTCTGGGATCGCGGTGTCGTACAGCGGCGGCCGCGCCGGTGCAGCGGGGATCGCCCCGGACGGCTGCCACAGCACCACGGCCGCGGTGTCGAGTAGCGACCCGACACCAGCGCGCAGGTCGACATGGAATCCCATCAGGACGTCCCCAGAGCGCGCTGTACCGCCCGGGCGATGATCCGTAGACAGTCATCGCGGGTGTCGTCGATCGCGGACTCGAGGTACTTCGCCTGCCGCCCCGGGCCGTGGCGCATCGTCAAGTCCTCATGCTGACGGGCCGCATACGGGGTGTCGTACGACACGGACGCCGTGCCACGGGACCGGTCGACGACGGCCCGCCCGGACCTCATGAGCGTGCCCGTCTCGAGCGGCACCCGGTCGTTCGAGACCTGCAACACGTGCTCCGCCGCGACCTGTAGGCCACGGATGATCTGCGGGTGCGTCTCGAGGTCGGTCGGGATGTCGAGGGCCCCAGACGTCGTGACGGACAGGCGCATCGTCACGTCAGCATCACCTCTCGCACCGCAGGGACATCGGACCGCCCGGAGTCGTACAGCCCGGATGTGATCACCGTAGCGGTGCGGGACCCGTGCGAGACAGGCAGCGTCACCAATGAACCAGGTGGGATCTCATCCACACTCGAGGGCACGTACAGGGTGGTGCCTGACACGACCTCCGCCCCGCCGGAGTCCCGAACCAGCCGCGCTTTCGCGTCGACCGTGGCGCGGACATCGGCGGCAGCCGCGTATACCGGCCCGTAGGCACCGGACCCGGCGAGCCGCTGCACCTGCACCACCGTCGCGAACCAGTGCGCGGCGAGCACCGCGGCGGCAGTCATGCCTGCCACGCCTCTACCCCAACCAGGTCGGCATCCTGCAAGATCTCATACGCTGTCTGCGTCAGGACCCGGTGCAGGTCCCGGGCCGCCGCCGCGGTCTGCCCGTCCGACGCGTACGTGATCGATGCCGGGCCCATCGACGTGGCCGTGACCGGGCCTGCGCTCGCACCGCCGGACCCGGCATCCGCCCCGGACGCGACCAACGCCGCGGCGTGCGCGCATGTCGCCTCGCGGAACGCCGTCAGGACCGCAGCCGATGTCGCCACACCGGACGTGTCGACGTCGTAGACGGCCGTCCGGGTCGCTCGCCGAACCAGGATCGCCGCGGTCCGCAGATACGCCACCGCGTCAGCCGGTGGCGTGGCCTTTGTCCAATCCGCCAGATCAGACGGACTCGCGTATACGTGCACGGTCGCCACGGCTCACGCCTCCCCGTACAGAGTGATCAGATCGGCTTTCGTCGCCGCGGCAGCGTCTGCCTCGAGAGCACCCAACGACACCGCGTACGCCACCCATGCCGCCTTGCTCGCCGTCGCCGCAGGCCGGTGCACCGGCGCGCGCACCGGGGCCGGTGCGTCAACGGGGTGCCAGACATCCGACAGGCCACGCAGCCGCGCCTCGAGCCATGACCCCGGTGCAGGGTCGGAGACCTCACCCGTCCGGACGTTGCGGTACCTCATGCGCCCATCCTCCCCGATACCAGGCCCTCGAGCCTGCGCACCACGGCGTCAAGGGCCGCTGCCGGGTGCAGCGCGAGTGCGCGCGCACGCCCGGCCGCCGCCATGGCCTCATGCCGGGCGTACGCGTCATCGACCGCGGCTGCCCAGACCTCCGGCGTAGCACCGGGCGGAACCAACGTCCCCGCGCCGCCTAACGCCTCGCGCAGGCCCGGGACATCGGAAGCGACCACCGGCACGCCAGCATCCATCGCCTCAACCGCGACCATTCCCCACGATTCATGGTGCGACGGGACCAGCAGGACACCAGCGCGCGCCCACACCGTGGCCATGTCGCCGGTCGGCGGCAGCACCGTCGCGTTCTCGAGGTCGGCCGGTGGCGGCACCTGGTCGCCGTACCCACCGGCGACACCAACGAACCGGCGCCCGGGCCGGGCCCGGGCCACTGCCCAGAACACGTCGGCGCCTTTCGCGGCCGCGGTGTTGACCAGCACGACGTCACCGCCCGGCCCGGCCCCCGCCCGGACCCCGGGCCAGACCGGCGGGTTGAGTGTGACGATCATGCTGTTGTTGACAGCACGCATCACGTTCTGGCGCATGTGCTCCGAGTTGACGATGACTAAGTCTGGTTCGGATCCGGCAACGGCCGCCGCTAGCCAACCGGGGTGCCCGCCGTCGCCGTGGCACGACAGGACGAACGGGGCCCCGGTCCGCTGCGCGTGCCTACGGCCGGGCCACGCCTGCCCCGCGTGCGCCAGCACGACATCGGGGCGGGTGACGTCTACCAGCGCGGGCCGGGCGACCAGCACCCCACCGACCGTGTACGGGGCCCAACAGCCTGGCACCGTGGACGGGCACACGACCGCCGAGTGCCCAGCAGCTGCTATGTGCGACATGAGAGCGTGCGTCGCCCGCTCCGCACCGATCTGCCGGTACGGCGGATACGACACGGTGTGGGCGACGACACGCATCATGAGCTCGACTCAGACCGACGCGTCAAGCCCGTTGATCAGGCACGCACGGGTCGCGTCGATCGTCGTCACGCCGCACAGGAGGTCGAGGCTGATCAGGTCCTGCTTGTAGGTGCTGTCGTAGTCGTACACCGCACGGATCGACAGGCCGTTGTAGTTGACCACTTCGCCGCGGGCACCACCCATCGGGACGGGCAGGGGCCGGGACACGAACGCGAACGCGGTCCGGTGGAATGCGACACCGATGAAGTCGTCGATCTGGTTGGACTCGAGGACATCGATGCCGTGTAGGCCACCGGCGACGCCGTACTCCCGGAGCGCGGTGCCGTCGTCGCCGACCTTGTCGGCCGCGTGGGTGAGCTCGTCACGGCGCCACTGCGCGGTGAGGTATTCGTCGATCACGGCGCGGCGGCCCGACTTCGGGACCTTCGCCGTCGTGAGGCGACGGCCCGCGTCGATCAACGCGTACGTCGGGTGCGGGTTCGATGTGGCGTTGTAGTCGACTGCGGTCACCGACGCGGTGATGTCGGACCGCAGCGTCAGGATCTTCCGGTCGGCTGCCTGCGCGATAGCCTCCGTGGCCGGGCTGATGACCTGCTCTTGGAACGAATCGAGGTTCAGCGCGCGTTCCTGCGCGCCGATCTGGACATCGACGGTGAGGATCGTGTCGAGGGTGACCGGTGTGCTGGTCTCCGTGACGTTCTGGCGGGTCACGCCGACGGCCGGGTTGAATTCCGACGCGGTGAGGACCGCGGGCTTCCGGATGGTGACGGTGTCGCCCTGGTTCGCGGTGAAGTCACCATCGAAGTCCCGCCAGACCAGCGGGAGCATGACGGTGTCGTTGTAGAGCGTCGCGAGGACCATCCTCGCGACGGTCGACGGGGTAATGAAGGTGTTCGCCACCTACGTTCCTTCCTACGATGAACGGCGCAGCGAGGACCTGGAACGTGCCGCGGCCGCTCGCTTGCTGAACTCTTCCATGCCGTCCGGGGCGTGCTCTTTCTCGGCGTTCTCGCCCATCGGCGCGCCGCTCCGGGCGGGTGCCTGCGTGGACTTGAATCGAGGGTTGTCCGCCACGAACTTGTTGATCTTTTCCGCGACCCGCTTCGTGTAATCGTCGGCGTCCGGGTCGATCTCTCCGACTGCGTCCATGAACGCCCGGGAGTCGAGCAGCGCGTCAGCGTCGGCACCGGCCCGGGCC